GTCATGGAGTTGCGATGCGGCCCTATCATCTCGCTTAGCAACGGGCGCCTTCTTCGGAAAGTGCACCGCGGCATGCAGATCTCTGGGCGGCTCATAACCTCAAACGGCAATTCACGAATGCGTGTGTTCCTTGCTGCTCTCCGCGATGCCCCGTGCATGGCTATGGGAGACGACTGCGTTGAGTCATCACTGGGTGTTCCTGCTGCCCCCTTCTACCAGAGCCTTGGCTTTGGGGTTGAGGAAACGCTACACTCGGAGGTGCCAGGCATAGTCTTCTGCTCTCACGAGTTCACGCCATCGCATGTCGCGTTCTTGAAGACCGCAGGGAGAACACTCTACCGCTTCTTCTCTCGAAGTTCGCGCATGATTGACTTTGTCCAACTTGAGGAGGTCATGCGGCACTACCCCGAGCCCGCTCGCAGCACTGCCTTTGAGGCGTGCCAGCGATTCGCGCTCGAGAATGAACGCAAGGCTGTCATGGCGGAGGTGGGCCGCCATGTCGGGTCGCAAGAAAGCGAAGGCTCAACAAGCCTCACGCAAGGTCAAGTCCAAGCCGCCGCCGATCAAGGCGCTGGCCGGCCCGACACGACCTAAACCCCCACCAGGCGCCTCTGCATCGGCGCCTCAGAAATCGATGCCTATTGCGAGGAACCATCTCCTCACGCTGCTCCCACCCGGAGCTCGCGTGAAGGCTGATGGGTCCCTCCTAGTCCCCTGCCGATTCCGAGTGTTCGATCGCTCGCAGTCGGCGCTCCTCGCCGCACTTGTGCGGCGTGAGCTCAGGAATGCCAAGAACCCGACCATTAAGCCGAAGGCGCAAGGATTTCCGGGAATGTCCCCAATCCCTAGCCCGATGCTGAAGGCCAACATGGCGCTTCCTGGGCCTCAAGGAACTGGTTTGAGCGATTGCGCAGCCCTCTACGCGAAAGCTCTGTCCAACCCGTTCGGAGCCTTTGACACGCTTCCCTGCGTCCCAATGAGTCCGCCTACGCCCACACAGCGCTGGCAAACGACTCAACGCGGGGGGATGATCACTGGTATCGGCGGAAATGGGTACTGCTTCTTGTCGATCGCGCCCTTCATTGCGGCCAAAGACACGGAGAAGTATTTCTGGTCTGGAAACACGTTCGTGGGCAATGGCCCTGCCGCATCAGGCACGGGCATAGTCCCAACAACCAATCCGGCCCTCCCGTACACCGCCGCCCAGCTTGCCGCCGGGATCACCGGGCGACTTGTGTCGCTTGGCGTTCGCGTCCGCAACATTTCCCCCTCGCTCAACGTGGGAGGGCTGCTCACAGTGCTCCAACTCGACGACCAGCAAAATGTGAACAACTTCACCTTCGCGCAGCTCAACACGCTTGTGGATGCCGCGCTAGTTCCCCAAGCCCTCTCCGATCAGGGAGAGTGGACTATGCTAGCGTGGCGCCCCTTCGCGATGAGTTCGCTCGACTGGACGCCTGACGATGGCGTCGGTGCTAATAGCAACCCTACTATCGTGCTCTTCTGTCAGTCGCCTGCGCTCGCGCAGCAACAGACGTTCGAGTACGAGATCGTCGAGTTCTGGGAGTTTCAGGGCCAAACACCCACCGTGGTTCCCCCGAACCTCGTCCTCTCTGACGCCGACCAAGTCGGCTTCGACCGCTGCCTTGATGCGGGTCAGCGCATTCCGCGCAATCCTACCCCGATTGAGTGGCAACAACAGATGGCCTACGGGCTCGTCGAAGCAGTTGCCCACTCTGACTCCGTCGCTCGCACTGTCGAAGATCTCGTCGGAGGAGGCAAACGCGGTGGAATGCTTGGAGGGGCGCTTGGAGGAATCCTGAAAGCCGCCCTTGGGTTCCTCGCACTCTAAAC